AATTTTGTCTTTTTAAAAGAATAAATCATTCTTTTAACTCACAGCCGATTTGGCCAAAGTGGGTATTCGGAGCTCGATCTGAGCTCTTAGCATAAATCATGCTATTCCTACTCAAACAGAGTAGTGTAAGTTCGGCATACCGCCGAAGACCGCTTTTATAGCGGGATCATCGCGGGAGACATACAGTCCCCACGTTCGAGCCTGGAATAGGCTCTCCAGGGACTTCATGTTCCTGCTTTTGAACCGAGCTGGTTCAACTGGTGAGAGATTTCTCTTCACTATTCCCCAGACCTGATTGGATCTGGTATTTGAGTCTCTAGACAAGAGAGTCATAAAGGTGTGTGATTTCACACCATTCCATTGAGCAAGAAAACTATCTTGCCGAGCCAACTCATTCACGAGATGGTGGAAGGAGACCATCCTGATCTCCTTTTCGATAAACGCAAGCTTTGCGCTCATCGATTTGTTATGCATCCAATCCGGAAGCATTTCCATGACGTTAGTTTCGTCATGTAGAACACACGATTGTGTGATCTCTCGAATGACTTTGATGTCATTCGCCCATGGTATACCTTTTGGGTTTGCCACGTAGATACCTCTAAGCAAGAGGTAGTATTCGAGAAAGTCTCTCTCGTTTAACGAGAGTATCTTCTCGTACCAAGGCAGCATGCCTTGTTTAAACCGTACATCGCTGTACAGTAGAGTTTGACCAACGGCCAACTCAAGACCCCCTAAAACTATAGGGAGTGAAGCCATCGAGCTAGACAGCTTTTTGGCGGACACGTAATTTCGTGCCCAAAGGAAGACTTTGCTACGAGTCTTCACCGAAGTGAGCGGATGCCACTTCACTTGCTTCCCGAGCAGGGTAGCATGTCCGAGAAAGGGATCTCCTCCATCGGCACAAACCTTGGACTGACCGCTCAAGGCACTTCCCTTGATAATATCAAGGAATAAGAGATTTCCGAATATGGACTCTCTAAAACTATCCAAGTCGGAATAGTTTTCTAAATCGCAAACTTTTGCGACGTAGTTTTCGCAAAATGTTGCGGAATCCTCCGAGATGGAGTTTAGCTTGCTAAATTTGCAACCTAATCGTTCTGCTTGCCAGCAGAACCGGAGACAATGTTTTACATTTGTCCCAAGTAAGAGCATATCATCTCCTACTGATTGACCAAGAGGCCTCTTGATCTTAAGATTGGCAAACACCGATCTTGTAATGCCGCTCAATAAGAGCGTCAAATGAATGAACGACATGCCGTCGCCCATAAATGTTCCTCGATTTGAGAGAACATATTCTGGCCCATCCCAATAGTCTTTGCGGATGAGCTCCGTCATATCAACAAGTCGTTGATTAGACGTAAAAAGCTCTTGGAAGACATTCCAAGGCTTGAAGTCGGATAAGACTTCTCCGATGAACTTGTTTTGTTCATCTATCACATCGTAAGGTATACGATATGTTGCTTCGGTCAGGTCGACCGAAAACATGGATTCCTCCATGGTCATGGCTTCGAGTTCTTCGTAAGTCATGTCTTGGGTGTCAAGCCAAGCTTGTTCATATAAATCATATGAACCATCCTCGTACGAGCTGTACGAGTAAGGATCTTCCTGGTCGGAAGAAATACTGGTCAGATTTTCCAGTTCCATTTCCC